AGCCGACCAAGTGGTCATGGTGTCCCCCGACACGGCCCAGGCGGAACCTTCCAAGTACAAGACACCTTCAGAAGACCAGTTGAAGGCTCACCAGGAGGCCGAGACGGCTCCCGCCGAGACGACTCCCCCCGCCGAGACGGCTCCCGCCGAGACGGCTCCGCCCGAAAGCTCCCCCGCTGAAAAGCGAAAGGAGAGCGCCGCCTCCGCTGATGCAGTCGCCTCGGCTCGCGCCGAAATCAAGAAACTAAAGGAGGATGACCCCTCTCTCTGGAAGATCGATGAACTGAAAGAAGCCTTGGGAAAGGAGTACGGTGCCATCCCCGGCATTGATGCCAAGGCCGTAAAAGAGATTCTGAAGGCAGCGGAGTACAAGGAAGGCGAGGGCGACGATGGCGGTCGCGGTCGTGATCCTAAAGAGACGTTCATCACAGCACTGGTCAAGAAGTTGAACGCCGGACCCAATGGGAAAGCCATCAAGATGTTCGCTAAGAACACCCGTGATCAACGCAAGGAAATGATGGGTGAGATTGAATCCATTGTCGGCAGCACGCTTACACGGTCGCTGGGGGATGTAGACGCAACCTTCCTGGCCAACGTGGCTCTGGAACTAAAGGAACGCAAAGGAGAGGTCGCAGAGGATCTTGTGACACTGGGTCGGCGTAAGGGTGTCCGAACACGGGCCACAGCCGCCGCCAAGGTACTCGAAAGTGTTGCGGACAAGGATGAGAGCAAGCGCCCGGATGCTCCTGACCTCGTTTCCGCCATGCTCGCCAAACGATCCGCTGAACTCATTGATGACCCGAGTTTCCTAGATCCCACCAAACCATTGACCAAGGCCAGCACCGAACCCCTTGGCTCTGATGTGCTTAAAAGCAAGAAGCACAAGAGCGATATGGCTGACCTCACCCTTGAGCAGACACGCAAGTACAGGGGGATGGACAAGGAGGACCGGGAAGCACACCGTAAAGGCTTGCTTGATCTAATCAAGACGCTGGAGCACACAGGAGCGAAAGGCTCCGAGCAACAAGAGTTGGCCATCGCACAGCAACGTGCCGTTGAACTTGCCTCCGCAATGGAGGACGAAGACTCTGATGTGAACCCGACGTTCCGTGCTCTCTTGAAGGCAGCGGAGACGCAGGGGCGCTTCAATGAGTTCGCCAAGCTCAATTTCACAGGTGACGCCGGGGACGACATCCCGATGCAAGCGCAGTACCGCCGCCTAGTGGCAGATGTAGACGTAGAGGATCTAGCCGACTTCTTGCCTGATGATCACCCCTCCAAAGATGACGTGAAAAAAGTCCTTGATCTGATAGACCCGAGAAGCGTCAAGCGCGAGTTGGGTGACGCGGACTACTCCTCCGTTATCGGCCAGGAAGGCCGCGACATGATCCGTGAGGACATTGAGGACATGATCCTCTCTGGAGTCATGGTTACTGACTCGGACCTGACAGGCAAAGGCAAACGCAATACGCAGCGGAAGCGGGTGAAACAAGGCCCTTCAAAGGGAGTGGACATCGGTGCCTTCCTCTCTTCACTGAAAGCGGCTCTTTTGAAGGGCGAACCCGTTGGGATCAGGGACGTAGTGTCTGACCACCAATCCAAGAGAACGCCCAAGAAGGTCGCAATGCCCACAGGTGACTACGACTTCAAGCCTTGGGGGGGCCTACTTTCCCCGAACTTTGTAAATCTGTCCCGGTAGACTTTCTATACTCATTCCCTATGAGTAGGGCTACGGGTGTATGCCTTCCATCGGGAACCACTTTCACTGGAGACAACATTATGAGTAAGCTCACCCGCGAGGGCGCACGCAACCTGACCACAACTATTGATCGCATTGCTTCGGCTATTCAGGAGAACGCTGCCCTTCTAGGCATCGACTCCAAGATCGCCAAGGACTTCGCGTACCGCTGTGATCTGGTTTCAGACGCCGTGGAGACAACCGCTGTGGCGAATTACCCTAAATCCGTCGTTGCCGAGGAGATTGCTGAAGAAATCGGCAAGGAAGTTCCCGGCCCATTGGTTGATGGTGAGGTCACGAAGGATCTCGGGGGCCAGTTCACCCAGAAGGAGTTCGCCCAGTTGACCGAGGTGGCAGAGAAGCTGGCGAAGGCCGCTTCCGTTTTCACCAGCCGCAGCCGCAAGCCTGTCGCTGACTACGGTTTCGGTCTGATCAAGTGATCTGGAGGGCTTCGTGCGCCGAAAAGCCGAAAACAACGTAAACTATCAAGAGCGTGCCCAAGAGTTCGCTGTCGGGGCTGTTGTGACCCCGTTCGGTGGTTGGGATGCCCAAGGCGGTCGTGTGACCGCTGTTTGGCCTGCCATTGGCATGGTTGACGTTGAGTTCAGCACTGGCAATCGACGCTACCCTGTCGAGGACTTGCAGCAGATTGACGCCAACGGAAACGCAGACCCTCCAAACACCAACTCGGTGCCTGGGGGTCAGCCGACCGTGCAGGTGCCGGGAGGCCCTAGCGGTTCTCGTGTTGCCGTAGCCTTTGAGAAAAAGGCCCTCTACTGGGCGGCCCGTGATCGGAAGTACCGAATGACAGGACCGGAAACGGCGTTGGGGCACCCAAAATGCCCCAAGTGTGATGAGGACCATTCCCTTCAAAGGGCCATCTACAAACGACGAGATGGCTCCAGCGAACGTCTGATGGGCTGTCCTGGGTGCATGTTTTTGATCAAGGACTCTGACATCGTGAATTTCGGACCCATTGCTGAAGTAAAGGTTGAGGTCTGATGGCATTCCTCAAACGAGCCAATGCGATGGTGGTCCACCCTCGGATCTCGTATCAGGGATGGGGAGGCATTCGGAAGATTGCCTCGTCAGGGTCCAGTCGGAACTTGACTGATCAAGCCCGTGAGATTCTCGGCACCAACCTTAATTCGGACACGCATCTCGTCACTCACTGCACCATCGTCGCCTCGGTAGACGTGGATGACGTGTCTGGCGTGAAGCTAGGAAACATCAAGGTCGGGTCCACGACGGTCAATCGGAGGTGGGCTGATTACCATATCAAGCCCCAATGCTCCCAGTATGTGAACAACAACGGAGACTCCTGGAGCCGTTCCGTGCTTCGGATGGCGTACCCCACGTTCATTGGAGCGCACAACTTCCGTGAGCACGTTCAGATCGAGGACCAGTCGAAGGGCCGGATCATCGACGCCGCAGCACGCGACATCGGTGACTCCCTCTACATCGACATCCTCGTTGCCACCGACCGTAAACACGCTGGACTTGTGCAGGACATTGAAGCAGGGAAGCTGGCGACCCTCTCGATGGGTTGCACGACCGATTTCACGGTGTGCTCCCAGTGTGGGCACTTCGCCGTGGATGAGACGCAGCTTTGCGACCATATCAAGTACGCGAAGCTCAATACGTTCATGGACGAGACAGGGCAGAAGCGAGTCATCGCAGAGCTTTGTGGTCACCAGACCTTCGATGAGAATCCCGAAGCTCCCGGTGGAGTCAAGTTCATCGAGGCGTCATGGGTCGCTGTTCCAGCGTTTCCCGGTGCGGTGATGCGTAATATCCTCTCACCGGGAGAGGTTTCAGGGGAACAGATCCGTAAGGTGCTTGCTTCACCTCCCCCTCAGTGGTCAGACAGCGCCATCGCCAAGGCCGCGAATCTATCTGTCCCCTCACAGGCGTACACCCGTACCGCGTTTGATTTTGGAGAGGATGGTGATGACGAGGGCGGCGATACCCCCTCCGAAGACGAGAAGATTCCCTTCCAAGATGTCGAAGACGCCGTATATGAGTCGCTGAAAAGCCGTGTACGCGAACGCATTGAAAAGGAACTGGCCCAAGAGAACATCGAGGAACTGGCCGAGCCAGAACCGGCGATGGAGCCAAATGACAACTTGGTCAAAGAGGCCGCTTCCAAGCGCGCTTCACAGCGTCGGTACGCTACGACCCTTGCTACATTGGTTCACGTTGCATCCTCTCCCGCTGCGGTGGTGGAGGGAGCGGCCCGAATCAATGCTTCTTATGGTGTCCACGCCAGCCGGGAAGTCTATCGGACTGCCTTGGCTGCTGGGATCCCGACCGATTATTCATCATCTGACCGTTATCTGTTCGCTTGCCGTAAGGCAGCGGGCCGGGAACTCAGTTCTGCCGAAATCCGGGTTGTTGTCCGGGTCGGCACCCTACTGGCTCAATGGGCCGGTACTAACAACCCACTCACCTAGAACCTTTGGAGAACATCATGCGAAAGCGTATGACTTGGAACGACAGTGAGGTTCGGCAGCGTCGAGCCTCAGAACACCCCGCAACCCCTGACGAGGGCGCGGCTTCCCCCGCTTACGGCGGCCCTGATCCGGCTGCAAATGCTTACGAGAATGGCGACACCTCGTCCTGGGCCGAGGATCCCCACCCCGGTCCCTACGCCAACAGCGAGCACCCCGCGTACCCCGACGAAGGCCCCGCCTCCCCGGCGTACAAGGCTGCCGCGCTGGAACGCAAGGCTGCCAAGTGCATCCGTATCGCTACTGCGATGCTCCCCAAGGGCGCTTCGGTTGCTCTTATTGAGGACCAGGCCCTCTCCCTTATGGACCTCTCTGACCGTGCGGTCAAGGCCAGCCTTGCTCGCGTTGCAGACGAGGACGAGGACGCAGACGAGGACGAGGATGTCGAGGAGTCCAAGTCCAAGAGTGCTTCCCGACGCATTTCCCGTCTTGAGCGCGTCCTAACCAAGTTGGCCGAGAGCGAAGACCCCGGTGACGACGATGACGACGACGATGACGACGATGACGACGAAGAAGAAGCCAAGTCCAAGAGTGCTTCCCCTCTTGAGCGTCGTATCGCTCGCATTGAACGTGTCCTGACTCGCCTCGCTGGTGATGAGAAGGAAGAGGACGCTGAGGCCGAGGCCGCCAAGACCATCCAAGAGGACGCCGAGCATGAAGCGGAAGACTCCAAGAAGGCCAACTACGAGGAGATGATGGACGAAATGCTCCTTGAAGAAGGGATGCTGGACGCCCCGATCATGGACCCCTCTATGGGCGACGATGACGCAATGCTCGACGAAATGCTCCTTGAGGAGATGATGGCCGAGGAAGGCGACTTGTCGATGGACGACGGGGAAATGATGGACCACGACGAGGAGTTGATGGACCACGACGAGGAGTTGATGGGTGATCCTATGGGTGATCCTATGGGTGTCATGGATGTCGAAGGCGACGAAATGATGGTCCTCGCCAAGCTGTTCAACGAACGCGGTGCCGCCGATGAGAAGGAAGAGGATGCCGAGGCTGAAGCAGCCAAGACCATCCAAGAGGACGCCGAACATGAGGCGGAGGATAAGAAGGCTTCCCTTCGCCCCCGTCCCAAGAAGGCCAGCACTGGCGCTACCCGACTCGGTGGTGTTTCCAAGGCGGCTTCGTCCGAAGTCAATGACCTGAGCAAGCTCTGGGAATCGGCTCCCGACGTGAGCAAGTTCTTCTAAGTCAACTGATCACGGAAGCAAGAACCCCCCACTGGAGTGATCCGGTGGGGGGTTTCTGCGTTGAGGGGCTGAGTTTCGGTTTTCCCGGCCCTTGTTTCGATAGTGTCTCTATACGCGCCCCTAATGTGTAGGCGGGTTGTCCGCTCACACACAGTAAACAACCGCCCCTGTAAACAGGGAGCAACAAGGTAGGAGAAATATCATGCCTTTGCTTGGACAGGCGAGTGGTGGATGGACCGAGAGCAGCAGTGCTCTACGACTACTCCACGTCGGAATTCGCAATAGTGTCGGTACCCTCACATTGGATGCCTTCACCCAGACCAACCCCCCCGGCATTTCCACCGCCGCTGCCGTTTCTACCTCCAACGGTATGAACACAGCGACTCTCGGAGTTCTCTCCGGGTCCGTGGCGTTCACTCGCCCCGATGGTGGCTCGAATGAAATCGGTGGGCCTTCCAACACGGCGGCTGCTGCCAACCCCGCAGCACTTGTCGGTGTCAATGGTGTCCGCCCCTTGGGCGTGTTCATCAACACCGCTGTCGGCAACGACTTTGAGAACCAGCCCGGTATTGCTTCTGACAAGGGGCCTTACGTCTCGGGTCAAGGCACTTATGCGAGCAGTCTCTTTGAGACGCAGAATCTCACGTCGAACGCCGCTCTGGTGTACACCACGGGCGACATTCTGTTTGCCTCCTGCAATGGGTATCTCACCAACCTCGCGGCTGATGAGTACACCGCTGCGCTTCCGGCTGGTGCCGAAAGCTACATCATGGGCATCCTCAAGATGCCCGCTGATGCCGTGCAGCCTGAAATCGTCTTCGACCAGCGCGTCTGATCAACCTTCAACCTTCAAAACCTTCGGAGAAATCCAATGTCTGTAACAAATGCAGTGAAGGCGAAGCTGATCAGCGACTACATCAGTAGTGCTTCTGGTCGTGCAAAGCTCGCCGCCTCAATGACTCAACCCCTGCGCCTCCGTCGCGACTACATGGCAGTCGGTCGTAAGACCTTCCTTGTCGAGCAGTTGCCCGATGGTGCCCTGCCGATCTACGACAAAGACCCGGACGTGACCGCGTTCGTGGTTGGCGAGGAAGGCGAGAACATCATCGCCGTCACCAAGCCTCGTCGTGTGATCTTCCCACTGTTCGAGATTGCGTCGAACCCCGAGATCCCCCTGACCCAGATCAAAGAGCGTCGTTTCGACCTCATTGAACGGGCACAGGATCTCGCTCGTGCCCAGATTCAGGCTGCTGAAGATGAGCGCGTGTTCGCAACCCTCGACGCTGTTGCCGTCAACGGCTTTGACAGCCTCGGCAACGTCAACGCTGACATCCCTGTGGTCGCTCCGATCTCTGGTGATGTTCTCGCTGATGCGTTCAGCCTGATCGAGCGCCATGACCTGCGAGTTGCTCGCGTGTTTATGAATGCTCGTGACTACGCTGACTTGCGGAAGTTCGGTCGTGACATTCTCGACATCGAATCCCAGCGTGACCTGCTCAAGACCGGCCTGATGGCGACCCTCTGGGGCGCTCAGATCATCGTGTCTCGTCTGGTTCCGGTCGGTACGGTGTATGTGGCCTGCGAGCCTGAGAACTTTGGTCGGATGCCTGTCCGTACCGAGTTGACCGTGCTCTCGGCTGATGATCCCAAGGCCCGTACCATTGGCTTCTCGGTCTTCGAGAACATTGGCATCGGCTGTTTCAACCCCCGTGGTTTGACTCGCCTGATCATCACTCGCCCGTAGAGCGAATACAGCAGGTAGATCCTACCTAGTAGGGTCAGACCTCAAAACCCCGGCAGGGCAACCTGTCGGGGTTTTTTCGTTTAGGTGTGTGTATCGAAGCGGTGCCGACAACCCAGCGACTTGGCTTGGTCGAGTTGGTTTTGTGACGGGAGAGTGTTTACGTTTGTGGTCATATTCTGGAGGTGGTACAATACGCCCATGCTTGACCTCTCTGACCTCACGCCCGAAACCCTCCGACGCCTCTATGTCAATGACCTTCTCCCAGAGAACGTCATTGCGGAGAGGTACGGGACGTACCAAGTCAAGATCAACCGGCTTCGGAATAAGTGGGGGATCCCGACCGTCGGAAAGACGGGTCGTCGCACGGCGGCCCTTCCAGCCCTGACTGACCGGCAGCGTGAACTGGTGTTGGGATCTCTCTTGGGCGACGGGTACATGGTCGCCCCGAGCGCAGCTACCGCAGCCTTCTGTGAGTCTCATTCGATCAAGCAGTCCGCCTACCTCCATTGGAAGGGGGATATTCTCGGTCCTCATGTGTCCTCGTATTCTCCCACAATCAAGCGGGACGGAGACAAGGTGTACCACGGGGAACGCTTGACAGGCGTTGCCAGCACTCACATGCGGGAGTGGTACGACTTGTTTTATCCGGCCCCTGAAAGGAAACGGGTATTTCCCTCGGACCTCTACAAGCGTCTGACTCCACTTGCGTTGGCTGTGTGGCTCATGGACGATGGAGGTTTGATGGCTCATTACCATCCCCGAATCACGTTTGGCCTTGACCCGTTGAGCCTAAAGAGAGCAATCAGGGCGATTCGTCGGCTTGGTCTGACACCCAAAGCACAGCCTGACAAGTGTGGCACGCACACAATCACGTTCCCCGGTCAAGACCGAGAGTTCTACAGCTTGGTTTCCCCGCATGTCCCTGATTGCATGTCCTACAAGCTGCCCTCGGAGGACACACCACGCCGCAAGGTGGATCTAAACGCCAAGCAGTTGATCCCCGAACGGGCACGGGTGCTGTATGAAGGGGGTCTATCTCTTGATGACCTTGCTTCCTTGTATGGGGTAGGCAGATCGACAGCCAAGAGGCGGGTGCTGGCAGGAGGTGCGACCCTTCGGAGTCAAGGCAGGAGATCACGGACGTATTCAAGGGAGGCCGCAGATGAGGTGTTGGCTGCATATTCCCCGAAGGTGTGGGCGACTCTTTCCGAAACCGCCAAAGACAAGCAAGTAGAGGAGGCGTTTGCCGTGCTGAGAGGCACAGGGTTCCCCGCACCCCTTCCATTGGAAGACAAAAAGTTCAACCGGGAAGTGGAGTTGGTTCGGTTGACCTCGTACCGGGTGGAGAACGAGACTCTGTACCCGTGGTCGGTGTCGGGTAATCGAGCGTGTCTGCCTTACTTTCCCAACAGATACAAGGCGGCCTCTCGTGGGAAGAGGACGGCCTACGAGGCATGGCACGACGACAAGGTGCTTCGGTGGGCAGTTCGCTTCCAGTTGGACGCAGGCGACCCTGTGCTTCCTCACCGGGTACTGCGTGCGGTGACTATGCGCCACCGCACGCCCGGCGTGTTCCGGCCTACGGTGGCGCGGTGGGTCTACGAGACGTATTGCCCGCCCGGAGGTTCGGTGTGGGATCCTTGTTCCGGGTACGGCGGGCGTCTTCTCGGGGCTTTCGTCGCTGGTGTTCGGTACGTCGCCACAGACGTGGAACCAGAGACAGTGGAGGGCAACAGAGCCTTGGCAGAGCGTTTAGGGTGCTCCCGGCCATCCGAGGTTCACAAGTGCCCTGCGGAGCGGTTTGACCCCGGCCCTGTTGATCTCGTGTTCACCTCTCCCCCGTACTTTGATCGGGAGCAGTATTCCGACCGGGGTGATCAGTCATGGGTGTCTCACGGGTCGGACTTCGATGCTTGGGTAGAGGGTTTCCTGCGTCCGGTCATCGCTACCGCGTACAAGCGTGCTCCCACTCTGGTACTCAACGTGGCTGACATTCGTAGGGGGAGTGAGACGATCCCGTTGGTGGCTCGGACGATTCAGACGGCTTTGGAGGAGGGTTTCAGCTTCCGTGGGCGTGTGTGGATGCCTCTCGCTCGTTTGAATCGTTCTCCCGAGAAGGCGCGGGAGCCGATGCTGGTGTTTGACCGGGAGCCATAGGCACCGGCATGGCTATGGGTCGGGTACAGTCCCTCTGTACAGAGGTAGATATGCGAGTAGCTGTGTCCGGGACCATTGGGGCGGGGAAGTCAACGCTTTGTCGTCAGCTTTCTGATGCCATTGGCTTCTCTGTGTTCGCGGAACCCGTCACGGAGAACCCGTACCTCGACGATTTCTATGCGGACCCCGAACGCTGGGCCTTTGATGCACAGGTGTTCATGATCTCACACCGGTTCCGACGCCAGATGGAGGCCGCACACTCCGCCGAGGGACAAGGTTTCTTGTTGGACCGTTGTTTCCATGAGGACCGTGTGTTCGCTGAGGTCAACCACGAACTAGGTCACATCAGTGACCGCGACTGGCAGACCTACCTGCACCTCTATGAATCGTTCTGCCAGATCGCCCCGCCACCCGAAGTCGTGATCTACCTGCGAACGAGTCCAGAGGTCGCCATGCTTCGGATCAAGCAACGAGGGCGGGCCTCGGAACGAGACATTTCTTGGGCTTACCTGAATCGGCTGCACGATGCGTATGATCGGTGGTCGGACAACATGGCGCGTCAGGCCAAGGTCATGATCTTCCAATGGGATGATTTTGACACCCCTGGCTGGCCCGGAGTTCTTTCTTGCCTAAAGTACGAGATCAATCCATCCACGGTGGCTCCTTGATGATCTTGAAGACCGTGTAGAGCCTCACCTGCTTCATGGGCGTAGTCTCGTTGCACATGGGGCAGAACAGCTTGGAGTTGAAGTCATCGACGCTCTGGTGTTGAGGCCAGATGAACAGGCAGTTTGGGCACTCCGGTGCCAGCCAGTCTTCAAGAATCCCGTGCTGAACCATCACATGGGCGACCGCGAGAGCCTGATCTCGTGTGATACCAGCCTTTTCAAACAACTGGCTGGCTGACAGGAATCGTATCCCGAGGATGCGTGGCAAATCGTTCGGGGGGATTATCGCACCTACGGTGTCGTCAGGAGTCCCCACCGTTGACCTTCTTTTGTGCGGCTACCCATTCCGCTTCGGTGATCCACTTGAGGCCATCCCATACCTTCCCTTCTCGCATGTCACCGCGTTGCACGGGCACGTCTACAGGTTGAGGGGTGGTCACGCTGACACTGGTTTTTGAGAAAGCCATTGGAGTCTCCTGTTTGTGTTTGGCGATAGGGGGTTCACCGACCGCGCGGGTATGATCGATCCATCTATCGACCCTCGGAGGCCAACGTGAACTTTCTACTTCTTATGGCATCCTACGGAATATGCTTCGGATTGATGAACGAGAAGGCACCCGTTATCAATCGGTTCCTGTACAGGCTACCCATCCAGAAAGATGAAGCACTGGGCACCAACCTGTTTAGCCGCATGTTCGATTGTGCCTACTGCACAGGTTTCCACGCCGGTTGGGTAGTCTGGTGTGTCGGAGGGTTGTCCCACACCCTCGGCATGGATCTCTCACTGTGGGAAAGGGGAGCCGATCTGATGCTTTTTGCCTTTGCTTCCAGCGTATTCTGCTATTCGTTGGACACCCTCCTTCAATGGTTAGAGCGGTAAGACATGCCACCTACTAAGACAATCGCTTGTCCTGTGGACACCCAAGGTGACTTCGGTGTTTACGCCAATGCCTTCCGAGTGATGCAAGACGGCTCCGACGCCGTGCTCGACTTCTGCCTCTACTCGGAACAAGACAACGCTGCGAAGACGGTAAGCAGGGTCCGCGTCCCTCCCTCTTTCCTTGGCGTGATCTTGTTGCGGCTTCAGGCCACCGTTGAAATCTCCGACCCCGAAGGTGTTGGAAAGCTGTACGTCATGCCGGACGTTAGAGGCTTGAACTAGGCCCTAACGTCCACATCCCGTCCGGGTACAAAGAAGTACCCCACGGGTAGAGTCCCTCTAACATCCCTTCTGGAGACCCCCATGCAGTACAAAAAAGGCGAGTTTCGCACCTTCCGAACCATCACCAAGATTCATCTCGGAGCCATTTCCGAGAACTTGATGGAAGGGGAGGAGATCGAGTTCGATGGTTTCACCCTACGGCGAGGTGGGGAAACCCATTCGATGCACTCGCTTCGCGGAGCCGTCCAGGCTGGCTGGTTGGTGTCACAAGCCAACACAACTGCGAAGTATGTCTCGCAACCCGCAGGGGTGGTGGTCCACAGGGCCAACGGGTTGGATGACAGCGTGATTGATCTGAATATGGATGTGGACCAGGATGACGTGAATCTCGGCACCTTGCAGGAGGTGCGTCCTGACAACGCCCCACTCACCCACAAGGCCACAAAGGCGGGTGAGCAGCACATGTCCGCCAATGCGTCCGAGGGTCAAGTGGTTGCCCGCTTCAAGACCTCCGCAAAACAAGGCACTGTGACGGTGGGTAAGGATGATCGTCAGGTGGTCAAGGCACTCGACAACCAGTCAGCGGTAGAGGTCGAGAAGATCGCCCGTGCCGTCGCAACAGGCGATGTTGAGGAAGCCGTTGGTGGCGAGTCGTTGGAGGAGTTGCTTCCCCATGCCGCCTCGACCGGACGCCCAGAAGCCGGTGTGTTGCTTGATGGTGAGCGCGTCAAGACCGCAGCGTCCTCTGATCTCGCCACGATTCAGCAGTTCATTCCCGACTTTGGGTGGGACACCAGCATCCAGTGGGCCAAGCGTGCAAAGTTCGCTGTGGACAAGTACGGCCATATTCCTGTCGTACTCAACTACATCCTCTCCGTCGAGACGGATGCAGTCAAACGCGAGATCAACAAGCGCATTGATGTCTAGCGACAACGGTTGGCGGTAGTCTGCCTATGGACCATGAGGGTCAAGGAGAAAAAGACTATGCACTACTTCCTATTCGCCCTGTGTTTGACCTTTGCTTCCCCCGTAATGGCGCAGGACGCTCCCGAGGCACCTTCCACTGAGGAAGCTGCCCCCGAAGTCACTGACGCCGCTGAAGCAACCGAGAAGGCCACCGAGACAACCGAGGCCACCGAGAAAGTCGCAGAGACGCCCACCCCAGAGGATATTGACGCCGCTGTAGACGACGCTTCGATGTTGATCGATGCTGTGCAGAACAAGAACTGGGCACTTGTGTTCGGCCTCTTGCTCGCTCTGATGGTATCCGTCGCCAACAAGTTCGGCCTGAAGGCCAAGGTGGGCAGCAAAGCCCTTCCTTGGGTGACTTCTGGCCTGGCTGTGGCTGGCGCTGTTGGAGCCGCCCTTCTGGCTGGCATCCCTGTCATGGAGGCTCTGCCACAGGGTCTACTGGCAGGTGTGGCTGCAATCGGTGGTTGGGAGATGATTCTCAAGCACTTTCTTGCCGCCAAGAAGGTCGAAGCAGACCCCGAACCTAAGACCGCGTAGTCGGAGTACATTCAAATGAGCATCAAGCAAGATCAGTTCAAACGGCCCGGTGAGTCAGCCACCTTCGGAATGCACCTTCCCCACGCTACGGTCCTGACGACCCCTGCGAAGGGAGAGTTGTTTATCGAGATGGTGGACGCATCCACTGGGGAGGTGCTCCATAAGGAGCATCGTAAGAACGTCATCACGCTTGATGCTGGTATTCTCGCTGCCATCTTGATTCGTGATCCCGCTTCGCGGACAAACGGCTTCAACATGCTTTCCGTGGGCACCGGGGCAACAGGGGCACTTCTGTCTCCTGACGCCCCGGACCCACGGCAACGCAAGTTGAACGCTGAGATTGCACGCAAGCCGTGGTCAAGCACTACGTTCCGAGATGCGAGTGGGAATGCAGTAGCGATTCCCACGAACATCGTGGACTTTACCTGCACCTTCGACGAGGGTGAGGCTGTGGGTCCGTTGAACGAGATGGGCATCCAGAGCACCATTTCAGCCAACCCGGCCACCCTCAACCAGAACCCCAACACGTTCCCCACACGGGACTTGACGGTGGACCTGAGTGCGCTGGATGTACTTGGAAATTACATTTCGTTGAAAGTAATTTCAAAGCCGAATACTGCTCGGCTGACGGTGACATGGCGGATCACCTTTTGATCCGGTAGCTTCCCTATGCCTTCCGTGAAGGGAGGAGAGCCATGAGCGATCGACCGGATAGTTTCCGCATTCTGTTGCGATACGCAACGCAGGGGGATCTCACCCCCGCTCTCGGGTATCCCGGTGGCTCTTGCCAGTTGCAGGAGCGCATCCGTGATGAAGTCTCGAATACGAAGGTGCAGGACTACCTGATCGATCTGCACCAGAACGAGCAAAAGTTCAAAGACTCCGATGAAGAAGCCATCTATGGGCGCGATGAGCGGGACATTGGACACGCGGGGAAGCACTTTGAGCAGGTGCTTCTACGCCCCCATGCACAACACCGTATGGATGTTCGCCGCGTCAAGGTTCAGGACATCAAGGAAGCCTTGCGTGATCTAGGCAACAACCTATCCTCCGAACGCAGACAGCTTCAAAAGCGACTCGACACGGGGGACTTGTCAGCTAGGGATGTGATCCCTCCGACTCTCCGCTTCTTTCACGAGAGCCGTCAAAACCCTGGTGGTGCCAAGTACACCGCTAAGAACGGCGTGCAGCTTTACTTGCGGTTGCTTCGTGAGCGTCAGGAGCGGGGCCGTAAGAAGGACAAGCGCGGGAAGCCTCTCATGGTGGACAAGCTCAAGATTCGGGTGGAGTCAGCTTTCTGGCGCGGTGGACAAAACCCAGACCCCATGCCCGAAGACGAGTGCCCACACTTCACGGGTGACGTGTGGGAAGGCTACGCAAAGGAGTACCCCGAATCGGGCTTTGACCGATTGTTCCCGAAGCGAGTGGCGTTCCGTTACGCCAAGATCAAAACTCCAGTGATCCCTGGAGTCCAAACCTACGTCTCCCAGAAATCGGTGGAGGGGTTGCCCACGGACATCGACCGCGAAAAGGAGGTGGTGCTTCCTTTGCCGGGATCCGCAACTCCAGGTGGTGCGGGTCGGTTGATCCCACAGTTTTCATTCAGCGGCCCTGACTCTGGTACCGATCTCAAGCCCCGAACGCTGGGGATTCCGGGTGAGGAGTACGGCCACCCAACCAAGTTCGATTACAACACGGTCACTCGGCGGTCACTGACGGCAGACAGCCCTTTGATCTCAATGCCTGGTTACGGTGAGTCCTCTGCGGCCCTCCCCCGTGGCGACGATGACGGCGACGATGACGAGGGCATGGAGAAATCCGCGTATCGACGCAAATGGCAACAGGGTAAGTACCAGCGCAAGAGCCGGGGGCGGGCCAAGCACAAGCGTCAGCAGTATTACCGGAAGAACAAAGCGAAGATCAAGATGAACCAGAAGCGGTGGCGTACCAAGAACAAGAACAAGCCTGCTTACAAACAGTGGAGCAAGAAGCGCCGTACCATGAACCGCCGCCGCCGTGTAGCCAGTGCCATCAGAGTGAGCCTCGCCTACCAGACCAGACAAGCATCCGTGTTGACGGTGCCTGATATCGCGTTCGTAGTCGGACCCGACCAACGCCTCGGCTATGTCCATTCGATCTCACCCATGAGCGGCATGGTGACCATTGAGATGGAAGGCTTCAATATCAGCCAGTTGGATTCGTTGCCGGTGGGGCTGTTCATGCGAATGGCGGGCTTCCTGACCGAGAAGGACTCCGATGCTTTCTTTGCTCTTGTGGACGTGGAGATCGGCCCGAAAGCATACGAGGAGTTGGATGACGGGCTGGTGCGTGAATGCGCCCGTCGATACGACCTGGACCCTGAATCAGACGCTTTTAAGGATGACTGCTTCGATCTGACGGGTGAGCACGACCTGTCTGCCATGAGTGCTGATCAGTTGGAGGTCATCTCTACCTCTGTGGTGCAAGAGGCATTGGGCGGCGGTGTTGGGCGGTCCACCTTTGACGCAGACGAGCGCAGCCTTGAGGATGCCGACAACAAGGACATCTCCGAAGTCTATGATCCCAAGCTGTTCTATGGGGAAGTCAATGTCGAGAGGTAGTGCTTCTTGGGTTGCCCTTCGGTTCGCTTCCCGGCAAACGGCGGGTGACGTGATGCTGTACGACCAGGACAACCCGGCGAACAATGAGGTCTTGCAGCCCGGAAACGATGCGTACTACAGGCTCGATGAGGAGAAGGCGACCACCCCAGGAGATCAACCGCCAAGCCGTCAGTTGAGAGATTCACCTCCAGGTTCGTCACGGGTGATCCCAGATGCGATGACACAGACGTTGGAGGACAACTACATCGTGGCAGGCCGCCGTCCGGGAGTGAGTAAGTGGGTCGTCCAAGCCAAGGTGTACGATAACATCCGTGACATCGAACATGGATCGGCCAAGGTAGTCCGTGCCGTTGGCAACGAGTGGTTGGTTTCCTACCGCACAAGCGCAGGCGATCAACGGGAAGCCTTGGTTGGAGGACACGAGACGGGCGCGGGACAGGTGCATTTGTCCGTGCGGCGTAAGACCAGCGCCAAGAAGGTTGCTTCCGCTCGCATTGAAGGGATCTTGGGCAACTGTGGTCCCGAGATTCAGCAGCGGTCCAAAGGCATTCAGTTCCGGCGCACCCGAATTCTACCCGAGAAGGGCATGATCACCTACGATGTGCGCGGGTCAAGCGGTGACACCTACAAGGTTCGCATCAAAGGGGTCCGTAAGGACAAGCGCGTCAAGGCCCTCGCAAAGATGCCTGTCCGCATTTCATGTAGCTGTCCCTACTTCCGTTGGCAGGGGCCAGAGCATTGGGCCAAGGCCAACGGTTATCTCTACGGACGGCCCGTGGGAACCGCGTCACGTCCTACAACGAAAGACCCGAAGGGTCAACACTGGGCTTGTAAGCACGTCTACGCTGTTTTGGAGGACCGCAAGAACATGCGCTTTGCCTCTGGCGAGTGGCGCTTCAGTGGGCCATGCGTACCCGACTACAGCGGGTAGTCCGTCGTGTCTTGCTCGTCCCACGGGGCGGTTTCAAAGAATCTCCACCCTTGTTCGACGAGCAACGCGATGGCTTGCTGCTTCGCTTCCTGGGCCTGATCAAAAGGGCCAATCTCTGTCCCGTCCGGCAGCAGGACGTGCCAAAGCGGCAGCGTGTATGATTCACTGTGCTCCCCGCTCCCGTTGAAGACGAGCGCAAGGGAGTCAGTGGCCTCGGCTTCTTCCAGAGAGGAGATTTCACGAGGGGTCTTTTGCCATTCCCGGAGGGTGGGGAATACAAAACCGCCTCCGACCACGGGGGTCGGAGGCGGGAGCCATTTGAAAGCTCCCTTTCTGCTACGTCGGAGTAACTCACGCTCGATCACCGCCCTATTGAGCGGGTCGTCGAGCATTGCAACAATGGTGATGTAGCGATTGGAAGCCATTTTGGAGCTTACTTCTTGACGTGTTGGGCTGCGTTTCTGTCACAGACGAAGGCGTTGAACTTCGCAGCCTCTTTGAGCACGTCCTCTGTGCTGTAGTAGACGACCCCGCTGTTGCCCTCGACATCCTTCGACATGTGCATCTTCTCCGAAAGTAAGCTCTGCGCCATGTGAAGGCACTCCATCCGAAGTGCAAAGGGGGAGGATTCGTTAGATTTGGCCATGTGGGCCTCCTGTGTGGTGTGGTGTGTGTGGCCACACCCTACCCTCGGTTTCTTCTGAGAGGATCAACTCACATAAGCCGGTAGGGAGTCTATGAGCTTCGGAGGGGTAGACTCGTACCCGCACCCTCGGAGGAGCCTTCGCATGGCAGCACAGATCCGAAGCAGTATCCCCGCTAAACCAACGGTGGATAATGCCAGCCGTGATGATCTTGCGGTTGGGGATGTGGTCACCCTTGTGGCTGTGCCTCCCGCCCCCGGCACGACTTGGGCCTGGACCCTGGCTTTCGTGCCCGAAGGCAGTACGGCAGTCCTGACGCCCCCAGCGAACGCGACGACGGCTGGCCCCCTGACTTTTACCGCTGACCTCGTTGGGCCGTACCTCGTTCGACTTGTAGTAGACGCGGGCCTTCCTACCGAGAGCACTCAATACGTCAGGCTCCGGGCACCGACTGCCTCGTTGGGCCTGCTTTTGGTTGCAGCCGGTGAACGTCGTGACTCCACGGGCACGGTTCCTGTCGATGTAGACATCGAGGGCTGGGCCAACGAACAGAACTTCAATCTCCAAGCCGTTGAATCCGCTGTCACGCCCGGCCCTTGGATCAGCCTCAACGGGTCGGAAGTCGCCAACTGGACCAATGCCGCCAACACAGGTGCTTACCGCGTCGTAGGCGACATGGTCGAGATGCGCGGGTTCGTGTTGGCCACCGCTGGTTTGATCAACCTTGCAGCAGGCGCGATTTATTCGTCTTGGCCTCCTGTGGCACTGCAACCAGCGCAACAACCCTCGGTGTTCCCTATGGTGTTCAGCAATGACACAGGAGCGACGTTTTTTCCTGGGGTGCTTAGCGTGACGGCCAACGTCCAGCCAGGTGCAACAGGCGCAACTGGCGTCCCGGCCACAGGCGACTTCATCTCCCTTGAAGGGATCCGTTGGAGCGTAACCCCATAATGGAGTTCCACACCGGTAATAACGTAACTGTGGCTGTCTTCAGCTATGGCCTCACAGCGGGAGCATAGGGATGGCGGTCGCAAGCATTCAATCCCGAAGGGTCAGCCCCCGAGGAGATTTTCTGATGTTCTACGCTACGGACGGCCTTACTTTGCCTATCCGGCCTTTTAGGTGGGAGTCTAACTGATGGCGACGGCAAGTATTCTCAGTCGGGTCACCGCACCTGTTGTCAAGATCGACCGCATCGGGATCAGCCGTGATGATCTTACGATCAACGATGTTGTCGAACTTGAGTCGGTAAACGTCGGCACGGCTTATCAGTGGAATATCGCTTTCAAGCCCGAGGACCAGTTAGGCACCCCTTCAACGGCGGTGTTCACCTCGACGGGCACAGAACAGGCGATCATCCAGAACCCCGGCACGTTCACTGTTGACCTTGATGGGCCTTACCTGCTTCGGTTGGCTTACACGACTCCCCAGATCACGCTGAACACGGTCCTCACGGCGGGCGTCACGTTCACCATCAATGGGATCCTCCTGACGGCGGTGGCGGGCGCTCGGACTCCAGGTAGCGATGATTTCTCCGTTGCCAGCGGAACCGCTGCGGGCATCGTCGCGGACATCGTGGCTGCGATCAACGACCCGCTCAATAGTTTTGTTGCCGCGAACCTCGCAGGAACGGATTCTTCTCCCAGCGTGGTCATCAGCCCGACGCTGGCGACCGTTCCTACGGGCGAGACGATTGGCATCTTTTATTCAGGAACCGCCTCAGATGTGACTATCGGGGATCTCGTCACAGAGCAGTACGTCCGACTCCGTGCCTTGACGGCCTTCGGTGATCTCAAGCTGGTCGCAGCCGGTGAGCGGTACGACACGCTTCGTGTTCCAGTAGACGCGGAGCCTGACGGTTGGGCCGACAACCAGAATTACAACCTCAACCAGCTTCTCTCCCTTATTAGCTCCACTGATCCTTCGACGGGGGTGGTCTACGTTGACCCGATCAACGGTGACTTCCAGACCATCCAAGCTGCGATGGATTACGCGACCGCGCAAACACCGACGCTGGCTCAACAGTGGGTCGTGTTGGTACGACCTGGCATCTACGTCGAGGACTTGACCTTCTACCCGTGGGTCCACTTGTTCGGTTGGCCTGGTGGTGAGACGACGCCGCTCGTCAAGGTGCGGAACGCCACAGTGGCATCGCACAGCATCGCGTTGCCGGGTGCAGGCACCTCCCTGGTGCTCTGCGATATCTGGTTTGAACAGCCGGTTGTCTCCCCTAACCCCGCGTTTCTCCAGACGGGCGCAGGTGACGTGCAGGTAATTCGCTGTACCGTGGAAGCACAGGGCAACACAGGCGAGGTCTGGGCGACTTCAAGCCCTACCACCTTCACGCTCTGTACGATCAACGGCAACGGAGTCAATCCGACTGACTATGCCCTCCGAGTCTCTACTGGTTCCTTCACGGTCTTGGACCACACCACGGTCTTGGGTCAGTCTTGTCTGATCGTAGAGGCGGGTGCCTCGGTCTACGCGAAGGATTCACGGCTTACCGCCAGCGGAACCTACGCAATCAACAGTCTCGGTGTTTCGACTTCGCTTGACTATTGCACTGTCATTGGCGTCATTGCCGGAAACCCTGCGGGAACGGGAACAGCGGGCGATCTGGTATTCACGATCAAGTGGTGTGGGATCGAGATCCTGGCCATTGATGGTTTGAATGTGGTCGGGACGGCCAAGGCTGATCTTGGCGCTACCACTCATGGCACGCTTACCCCTATCAATGGCGCGCTGGTCTTCGCCACGGTTCCTGCCGACACCATCCTGTACGACAACACAACCTCTGGCCTTGCGGCGATCAACGTACAGGACGCCATTGACGAGGTGTACGCCTACGCACAGCTAGTCCGCACGTTGGACAATGCGTATGACGGCGGAATCGTCGGTACAGGATCAGGGCGAACCATCATCGCAGACCAGGGGGCCGTCCAGATCGTAGACGCGCTGGCACCCTCTGACCCGGTTCCTCCGGGCAACACGAATGGTAACTTGGAGGTTGTCGGCTCCGTGAAGCTGGGGGCTTTGACCAAAGCCGAAATCACGATCGATCCCAACCCCTTCGACAACGGCCCTGCGATCCTGCTGGGCAAAGAAATCTGGGCCAACGATGCGCCTTACGGCAGCACGGCTCTGATCCTGGGTGACACTTCTGGCAACCCGACCTTCCACAACTACAATCTCCGGGTTGGAACTAAGGAAGCAAGCGGTGGCAATCAGGTCGGCTCGGTCTTTGTTCGGGCGGGTGATTCGCTTACCGCCATCGACGCAGGTGCGGTGTACCTCCAAGGTGGCACGGCTACAGATGCAGGCGGTGGTGTAGGCGGTGACATCATCGTGGTTCCTGGTGAGACAGCGGCGGGTGGCGCACGGGCAATGGTCCTGGCCAATCCTCTTACGGCAACGTCCGCCACATTGACGGCGGCGGGAGCCTTCTCGGGTGCGGCGGTCGCAGGCACGCTCACTCTAGGCACAGAGACAGGTGCTATCACCGTCACCTTTGTTGGCGGCGAAGTTCTGGCAGCGGTCCATGCACTGTTTGACGCGACAGGCATCGTCACGGCAGCCGGTGATCCCATCGTCCTCACGACGGTGATGAAGGGTGGCACAGCCGAAGCATTCTTTCTGAATGAAACCCCGGCAGGAGTGGACGCCGCTCTCGGCACCTTCTCCGGGCAAGCGATGGTATCAGGCACTTGGCCGGATACCGTAGAGCTTGGAGCTTCCGCGCCGGGGACTTTTATCGTTGGCGTGAACGCTGCGAACCCGATGCTGTACGACACAGCCACAGGCAAACTCACCGTCCCTGGTCTGATTGATCCCACAGGCGTCATATTCGACGAGGCGGGACAGCCTGCCACGGGAGCCGCCAAGGGAGCGGTCTTCGTTTCAGATGGCTCGGTTGGAGTCCAAAACGACCTCTACTACACGGATCAGGCAGGGGCGCTGGTCAACCTCTCTGCGGCAGCGGCGGGCGTGACGAATCATGCAGCCCTTACCAACCTCTCTTGGCTACTCTCGGCACACATCGGTGCCAATGGCTCCCTTGCGACCTTTGACGGAGCCACAGGAGCCGCGACCCTGCTTACAGGTGTCGCGCAAGGCGATCTGGCCTATTTCGACGGGACCGACTGGACACGTCTCGCTCCGGGTGCGGCGGGTCAACTTCTCCAAACCCAAGGCATAGGCGCGGATCCGATTTGGGCAGCGGGTGTCGGCACTGATGAACTGGTGAAAGTCACCGCGAATGACACGACCCCTGGCTATCTCCTCGACAAGCTCATTACAGCCACCACTGGAGTCGCCTGGACCGAGATCAATAACGGAGCGGACGAAGACCTACGGTTGGACGTGTCCACCGCTTCCACGGCGGGTCAAGGGCTGATCGAGATCGCGACCCAAGCAGAGGTAGACGGGGGCGCGGACACCACACGGGCGGTGACTCCAGCGGCACTTGCCTCGGCTACCACAGTAATCAAGCCAGGAGATGCTCCGACAGGCGACCTCGGTGGAACGTATCCCAATCCGATGGTCACCGATTTCACCATTGCAGGGGAGTCGCAGGGCAGCGTCCTCTACTTTAATGGTGTCAACTGGTCACAGCTTTCCCCCGGCGTAGCGGGTCAAGTGCTTCAAACCCAAGGGGTAGGCGCAAACCCCCTCTGGGCAGCGGGTGGTGCGGGGTCTTCTGATCATGCGACCCTGAGCAATATCCTTTGGACGGCTTCGGCTCATACAGGCACAGCGTCACGCATCGCAGCCTTCGATGGTGGTGGAGCCGCGTCCTACGTCCAAGTGGGAGTGGATGTACAGGCGTGGGACACAGACCTTGATGCTCTTGCGGCCCTCGCAACTACCGGACTTCTTGTTCGCACAGGAGCCGGAACCGCAACGACCCGAAGCATCGTTCAACCAGCGGCAGGTATCACCGTCACGAATGCGAACGGTGTAGCAGGTGATCCCACATTGGCTCTTGCTGATGATCTCGCTGCTCTGGAAGCCCTTGCAGGTACAGGCATCGCAGTACGAACGGCTGCAAATACTTGGGCGGAGCGGACCCTCACAGGCACGCTCAACCGAATCACGGTCACGAATGGAGACGGCGTTGCAGGCAACCCGACTCTTGATGTGGGTTCCAACGTCCTTGTCAGCGGTGACGCCGCAGGGGGTGACCTTAGCGGAACCCTCCCCAACCCCACGGTCACTGATCTCACGCTCACGAGTGAAGCCCAAGGCACACTCGCATACTTCAGCGGCACAAACTGGGTGGTGTTGCCAGTGGGCACCAACGGCCAGCTTCTCCAGACGCAGGGGGCCGGGGCCAATCCACAGTGGGTGACAAGCAGCGGTGGTGGGGTCACGAATACGGTCGTCGGCTCGTTAGGCATTACGAATGTAGGCACGAATACGGACGCTGATCTGACTCCTACCTACGGTGCTATCGCAAGTACCGTCACGGAAGGAAACGATGCGCGGCTGTCCGACGCTCGGGTTCCAACGGGAGCAGCGGGTGGGTCGCTAACCGGCACCTATCCGAATCCTGGTGTCGCAGACGGCGCAGACGGTACGGCCATCCACGACAACGTGGCTGGTGAGATTCTAGCGGTCGCCGTCAAGCTCACACCGGTCAGCGCCGACGTGCTGTTGATCGAGGACTCCGCAGACGCTAACAACAAGAAGCGGATCACGGTAGGCACCCTTCCCACAGGCGGTGGTGGTGAGGCCAACACAGCCTCCAACGTAGGTACGGCAGGTGTCGGAGTCTTCAAGCAGAAGACAGGAATCGACCTAGAGTTCAAGAAGATCAACGCGGGGTCTACCAAGGTCACGATCACAGACGATGTGGGCAACGATGAAGTAGACGTGGACGTAGCCGATGCCAGCACCACGCAAGCTGGAGCTATCGAGATTGCTACCCAGGCGGAAGTGGACGGCCTGACGGACACCACTAGGGCGGTCACCTCGGCAACCCTGGCGAACTACCCCCGCATATCAGGTGGAGCTACGGGGGCATTGACGGGTGGCGTTCTCACGCCAGTCGCGGCGACAGCGAACTTCAACATCGCCGCAGGCACCGGACGAATCGTCGATGCCTATACCGACCCGGCGAACCCAACGGCGCAGATCGTGACGTGGGGTGCTCTCGGCCCAACGGCTGCACTAAATATCGGCACTACCGAGGGCAACTATGTCTTCATCACTTCTGCGGGAGCGGTGCTCCAGCTAGACATCGCAGACCCGACCGATGTGGCCCCCGAGTATAAGCGCGACAATATCTTCGTCGGCATCATTGGACACCCTGGCAACACAATCATCCAGTCGAGCTTCGGCACCCGTCAGCCTGCCGTCTCGGTGGGCAATCTGCTGGAGGATTTGGCCGACGCCATCGGGCCGTTCAGCATGGGCGGCAACCATATCGACCCGGTCGGCGTCACGCAGACCCTAGCTCGCACCGATGGTGTGGCGTTCTGCTATGGCTCGCAGGCACCCGACAGCAAGAATCCGAGCATCGTCCAGACACCAGCGGCCACACCCTCGACTATCGGCGTAGCAACGCAGTTCAACGTGTTCGCTCCCGGCACGATAGGCAACTCTGGCGGCATTACTGAGCCACCGACCGACGTATATGACGACGGGATCGGGCCGAACCCCGTGACTATCCCCGGCGGAGGGTCATGGGTGACGGCTAGAATCTGGCACAACCCGGTGCGGAACATCCTGATCTACCAGTGCGCGCAGTTCACCTATGCGAACGAAGCAGCAGCGGTCGAGGGATTCCCTAACGAGGACTTCACCCTCCCCTCGGTGATCCCGAAAGGCGCATACATCGCCGCCGTTCTCATCCATGTAGACGGCACCACAGACCTGTCAACGGCGTCGATCATCCAACAGTCGAAGTTCAGTGGCACGGGCGGTGGCGGAGGTGGCGGAGGCGGGCAGACGAATACCGTAGTCGGCAGCCTTGGGATTACGAATGTCGGCACGAACACCGATGCAGACCTTGCGCCTACTTATGGCACGACGGCGAGCACGGTCACAGAAGGCAATGACGCGAGACTCTCCGACGCTCGGGTTCCTACGGGCGCAGCGGGCGGCGAGCTAGGCGGGACGTATCCAAATCCAACCGTGAACGACGGAGCAGACGCCACCGCTATTCACGACAACGTGGCCAGTGAAATCTCTGCCGTCGCAGTGAAGCTCACTCCGGCCAGTGGTGACTTCATCCTGATCGAAGACTCCGCTGCGGGCAACGCCAAGAAGCGAATCACCGTGGGCACACTCCCCACAGGTGGTGGCGGGGAAGCGAATACCGCAAGCAACGTCAACGTCGGAGGCGTAGGCGTCTTCAAGCAAAAGACAGGGGTTGACCTAGAGTTCCGGGGAATCAATGCCGCCTCCGCGAAGGCCACGGTTGTCCTCGATGCAGGCAATAATGAGATCGATATTGACGTGGCCGATGCTTCGCTTACGCAAGCGGGAGCCATTGAGCTTGCCACGCAGGTCGAGGTGGACACAGGCACGGACACTACGCGGGCCATTGTGCCCTCGACCCTCGCGGGGTCTGTTCTTGCGGGCGACGTAACTGCGAACAACGCCAAGATCACGAATGCCACTCATACGGGTGATGTGATCGGGGCCACCGTCCTGACCATTGACGCCAACAAAGTCCTGAACACCATGCTGGCCGACGTGGCTACGGCAACCTTCAAGGGTCGAGTGACGGCGGCGACAGGCGACCCCGAGGACCTGACCGGCACACAGGCCACCACGCTGCTTGATACCTTCACGACCGCCCTGCAAGGCGTGGTTCCGGCTAGTGGAGGGGTCGCCACGGACTTCTTGAGCGCAGACGGTACTTGGAGTGTTCCAGCGGGCACAGCGACCCTTCAGACGGCCTACGCGGGCCTCAACACCATCCTCTCCAGCGCGGCAGAGGGCGGCCCTGTTGCGATTACGACGACTGTAGACGAGACGAACGCGGGCCTATCGGTCACGGCGGGAAATCACACGGTAGCCACGGCACAAACGCTGGTCAGCCTCACAGGTGACGCAGAGCAGACGGGCGACGTGCAGGCCATTGCCAATCCAGGTACGGGCAAGGCTCTTAGCATCAGCACTACAGGGGCAGCACAAGCGGGCGCACAGGTCCAAGTGGACATTCAAGGCACGTTTACCTCTGGAACGGCTGGCCCTGACGGCATCCACATTGATTACGGCACGTCCGACCTCTCCAGCACGGCCTTTCCTGTCGGATTGACCTTGGATATGGCTTCGACGACCATTGGTAACTCGACCTTCATTTATGGCGTGTACCTCCAAGGAAATGCAGGCACGGCTCCCGCACAAACAACGGGCCTGATCGTCGATCAGGGCTGGGACATGGGTATCCAGCTACCGAACACCGCAAGCATGTGGCTTTCGGATTCTAGTAGGCTCCTTTTCGGCAATGGTGGGAATACAGCGCAGACTGCCGGGGATATGCAGATCCGCTACAAGACAGGGGCCGGCGTTGCGGGCATCTACATTGAGGAGTCTTCGGTATTAGGTGCGGGGGGAGGTAACGGAAACAACATCGCCCTCATTTCCCAGCCGGGTGGTGCTGCAACGGGTGCAACGAACGCGGGTGTGGGTGGGGCACTTAATCTCAATACCGGCGACGGAGGGGACGCCGGGGCCGGTACAGGCAACTCGGGACGGGGTGGCGATATTGTAGTGGTTCCGGGTATCGGCGGTGCTGCCGATGCAACCGGACCCGAAAACGCGGCAAGGGGTGGCGTTATTCGCCTAACTACTGGACGCGGCGGTGCTGGCGCGGGTGCAGGTACAGCGGGGGCGGGCGGTGACCTTGACCTGAACGGCGGTAACGGTGGCGCGGGCACCGCGCTTACACCGGGTGGTGCTGGCGGTTTAGTTAGCTTAGACGCCGGTAACGGTGGGGCTGACGGTGGTGGCGGACTTGGCCCTGACGGTGCAATCACCATCGGCACCTCTTTAGCAGGCGCGATTACGGTGGGCGGTGCCCAGTCGGGTGCGGTGAAAGTTTCGACGGCTGCGGGCAATGACTCTGCGATCCTGGCCTTGAGCGCCTTGGGTGCCAGTGGTGAGGCTTTCTCCATCTATGGCGGGAGCAACGCGCCTACAGCGAGCGCGGATGCAGGTTCGACGTTTTTCCGAGACACGGGAACGGGTGGCGAGGCGTACCTCAACACCTCAACTGGTGGTTCTGGTACGACCTGGGACCGGATCGTCGTACAGCTTAGTGTCGAAGCCAAGACAGCGACGTACAACGTCGTCGTAGATGCTGACCAAGGCCGTGCCTTCACGAATGAGGGATCAACGGGCGCTGCAAACCTACGGCCTTTCAATCTGCCAACGGCTGTAGCGGGGGCGAGCTTCACGTTCCTCACTCAAGACGCCGATCTCCTACGCATTGTAGCGGCGGCGGGTGATACGATCCGCCTGGGTAGCACTGTGTCAGGGGTAGCAGGTAATATCGAGTCTACCGCAATCGGAGATGTAGTGGAGCTAATCGCAATAAACGCAACCGAGTGGATTGCACGATCTATCGTCGGCACTTGGACGGTGAACTAAATGGCTGATTACACAAGCTCCTTTCCTACGTCGGGCACCCCCGGCAACGTACTGACAGAGAACGCTGCGGGTACGGGTCCGACGTTTCAAGCTCCGAGTGGCGGGAGTGCTTCTGTTTTCACCGGTAATACGCTGTGGGTGGATGCAGTCTTTGGCAACGACGGCACCGGCACCAGCGACCGGCAAGACCTGCCCTATCTGACCATCGCCGGGGCCATAGCGGCGGCGGTGAGCGGTGACACGATCATGGTTCGACCCGGCACCTATGCGGAGGAGGGGCTTGCCCCGCCTGGCGGTGTATCTCTGCGGAGTCAGGGCGGTTGGCAGACGACGTTCATCGGGTTCACCGCAGGACGTACTGCGGACCTGATCACCCTCGACGACGAGGTGTCGATCCAGGGGTTCACCCTGTACGTCTCAGCGTCAGCGTCATTCGCGGCGGTGGCGTATTCGGGCGGCGGCGGGAGCAACACTGCGGCGATGTACGAGATTCGTTTTCTCGGCGACGGACTGACAGGCGTAGGCATCGGCATCAGCAAGACCGGGATAGGCAAGATCATCGGCGCTGAGATCCGCTACGACAATGGCGGCATCGGTATAGGGATGCAGTCGTCGGGCGGGGCCATCGCGCTGGAGGGCATCCACTACCCACCAGGGGCGGGCACTTTCGCGACAGCGGCAAAGGTGACCGGCACGGGTCGGCTCCAGCTTGCCGATTTCAACGTAGGCAACCCGAATATCGTGGACACTTTCGAGGTGGGCGGTGGCACCCTGCTAGTCTACGGGGTCAACGTCTTCAACGCGCAGAACATTGCCCACATGACCGCAGACGGCACCTTCATCGGCCTATATGGCGGCAAGATGGAGGGCACGGTTGACTTCCTGCTTGACCCGGCTGTCACTTGGACGAGCGCAACGACGGTGCAAGTGACGGCAGCGCACCAGGCCAACTATTCGTTTCCACCGACAGGCGTTAATGTCGAGTTTGAACTGGCGTTCTTCCAAGAAAAGACCCCCACACAGAAGGCGTCGTTTTCGGTGCTCGGTCAGGGCGTCAGTTTCGGCTTCCCCGAAAAGGGCGGGATCACGCATATCGGGCGAGGCAAGGCGTATGTGGGCGGGATGGCAGTATGGACTACTGACAACACGGCTCTGCCTGCCAGCGACGGGGCCACACTCACCGACGTATCCGCGACAGCGGCGAGCCTATCGGGCAGCACCTTCACGTTCCAGGGGTTGCCTGCGGCTTCGGTGGGGACAAGCATCATTTTCACCACGCTGCGTGTAGACGCTGCGGGAGTCGCCCTGCCGTTCTGGGGCGTGCTGCTCAAGCAGGCAGTGGCGACCGTTGGCGGTGCGTTCGTTGTCGAGGTGCGGACAGCGGCAAACACCTGGGTCGAGGTGGACTTCCAGGCGGTCGCAGTTGAGCTAGACGCGCGGTATTCTTCCGACGTGTTCCTTCGTCCAGCCTCGACGGAAAACCTACGGATGGGCGTGTACGGTGGCGACCCCGATCCGCTACTGCCTGACGGCACAGCATGGCCACCGACGACGATCGGAGCTATCGGGACAGGGCGCTTCGCCCGAATCCGAATCACGGTAGCGCCGACGGCTTTTCCTACATGGGAGAGGCTGGCGATAACCCCGTCGCATTCGATGTTTAATGGCGACGGTGAGCGGGTCGCACACGGGCTTGCAATGTGGCGCAAGACCATCGCAGCGGGCGGCAATGTCTTCGGCGAGTCGGGCGGCGTTGGCAATGCGAGCAAGCCGGTGGGCAGCGGTGGTGGAACCACAGGTTGGAACCACAGTATGCCGAACTCACGGATCGATAATCCGGGCAACGCGATCTATTTCCAGCAAGGCATCCCAGAGGGAATCTGCACCGCGTACCCGCTACAAGTGGCGATGGTCTACACCATGCGAGCGGGTGGCGGCACTGTGACCACAGCACCCGTCGGAATCTTGAGTCTGATCCCGGTCCAGGTGAGCGGTACGCAGGTTGCAGACCCGTCCGGCGGATTGGCTACGGTGGCCAGGGCCTACACAGCCACCGAGACGCTGATCGCCAAGCCAGCGCAGACGGACACGGAGAATCTCGACGGCGGGGCCACCCTGCCAGCAAACCTGGAAGACAAGGCGCTTCGTACCGAGTTCGGGCCATTCTCGATTCAGGGATATTACGAGGGCGATCTGTTTTTCGTCCGTTTTGAAATGGACGCCGAGGGCACGCCAGCGCAGGACGTAGAGGTATTCTCGATGATCATATCTGGGGTAGCATTCAGCGAAGGAGGGCCGCTCTAATGGCAGGCAACTTCACAGTCCTAGCGCAAGCGACATTCACCAACCAAACCACGTTCACGGTGACGCATAACCTCGACCGGTTGCAGATTGGCGTGCTGGTCAGAATCGGTGACGTGGCGCGGAATGACCTGATCGAATCGGTCGCACCGGACCCTGCAAATCCCAGGCGCGGCACGGTGATCACGCTCACCAGTCAGCAGTCGGGGATCGTCGTCTTCGTGGACACCGATTTCGTTTTCGAGTCGATCCCCAGCCCCGAGAATACAGCGGTGCTATCGGGCGGCGCTGCCATGACTGCGGACGTGTACGACCCCACCGCGATCGAGGCAGACGCTTTCGCCAGAGCGAACCAGACGGGCACCCAGCTTGCGGCGACCATCTCGGACTTCGACGCCGAGGTGGGGAACAACGCAGCCGTGGCACTGAATACCGCGAAGGTCACCAACGCCACCCACAGTGGAGATGTCACTGGATCGGTCGCCCTAACCATAGCGGTAGGCGTAGTAACGAACGCGAAACTCGCCAATATGGCCACCGCAAGGATCAAGGGGAGAGCCACGGCGGGAACGGGGGATCCCGAAGACCTCACCGGAACACAGGTCACAACACTTCTCGACACCTTCACCGATGTACTCCAAGGGGCCGTGCCTCTTAGCGGCGGTGGGACTGCCAACTTCTTGAGGGCCGATGGTTCCTGGGTTGCGCCCGGTGGCGGTGGGATCACGGGGCCGGGAACTTCGGTGGATAAAGGCCGCGTCACTTGGAATGGTACGGGGGGAACCGCTGTCGCTGACGTAGGTTTACGGGACTACGGGTCAAGTGCGACTGATCCCACGAGTCCCACGCCTGCGGATGGTGACTCCTATTGGAACTCCGTTCTCAAGATGCAGATGTGCTACGACGGGGGGCGTTCCAAGTGGCTGTCGGTGAACACCTCAGAACTCGCGTTTGGACGGAGCGGGAACACGGGTGACGGAGCGTACTACCGAGGCACTGGAAACGGCTCATTCTCCGCCACACGAGGCCGGAACGCGGAGTACAACGGTACAGTGGTGTCACTGACGTACACCAGAGCCGACACTGACGCCGCCACTTTTGAAGCCGTGGCGGACGGAGTGGCTATCGGAACGGTGGCAAGCTCTGCCCTCGGTGGAAAGGATCTCACATTAGACGGAGACTTCACCGCAGATCAGGTTCTCGGGGCAAGAAATCAGACCGGTGGGAACGTCACAAACAACGTCCAAGGCTGGATCGTAATGAGGTGGCGAGCATGAGTGTTGTCATAGCCAAGAACCAAACGACTTCGGCTCTGAGTATTGGGCAGATCCCCATACCCGACAATGAGATCCCCGCTTCGGGCCAGGCCACGTTGTCGGATTACGCGAACATGACGGAAATCCAAGAAGACCCACAGTTGACCGCGTACATAGCTGCGGGTGATGTGATCTTGAACGTCGATGGCGCAGACCTCTCAGCAGGCGATTCGGCGTCCTATGCCACCCCTCTAAGTGCCGCTACGGTGGCGGAGGTCAACACCGGGACTGATGGAAGCAAGGCGGTGGTGCCTTCGTCCCTGGCAGGGTCCACTCTGGCCACCAATGTGACCGCCAACAACGCCAAGGTGTCAGCAGATGGTCTAGTCACTACGCACAGCGACGTAAGCAGCGCAGGCAGCGGGGCGATCATAAGCAGCGCAGAGCGGACCAAGCTCACCGGGGTCGAGCCTAGCGCAGACGTGACAGACGCCGCTAACGTCGCCACAGCCGGGGCTTTGATGACCTCCCTTGCAGACGCCAAGGGCGACGTTCTGGTGGCGACGGCAAACGATACAGTCATACGCTTGCCCGTGGGCACAGACACGCACGTCCTGACGGCTGACAGCGCAGAGGCGAGCGGCGTTAAGTGGGCCGCAGGTGGCGGTGGTGGTAGCGTGTACGGCACCGAGTACGAGTCGGAGCTAGACACGACGTTCCGCAGTACCACGTCATCGACCTTTTTCGAGGCACAGAAGTTCACAACGGCAAGCAAGCCCGCAGGAACCTACCGAATCGAGTGGAACTACATCTGGTCGCTCAACAACTCCTCGACGAACTTCGAGTGCCGCGTGACGGTGGACGATACAACGCAGCTATACGCTCAGACAGACGGGGGCGGTGGCAGCTACGACCTCCACCAGCAAGAGCCGAAAGACAGGGATGGAAACGGCGATGGCGGCACTGACCAGAGGCACGTCACCTCGTACTGGGCAGACGTGACGTTCGCTGCATCGGGCACGCATGAGATCGACATTGACATCGCATCATCCCAGAGCGGCATCGACGCATCGATCCACAGGTCCACCATCGCTATATACAGGGTTGCATAATGGCTTTTCCCGACTACACGGTAGCCGACACCTCGGACGGTACGCTCTCCACCCCGCTGTTAGGCCAGCAGATCGAAGCCGACTCTGCCATCACCACAGCATTCAGTGGCATCACGCAACAGAGCGACAGCTTCACTCTACTGTTCGCCACGGTGCCGACTGCACCGGAGCAGACACAATGTGATGCCTTGGTGGCGGCGCACACCAGCCTGCCAGCGGTGCAGGACAGCCTGGTCGCGCAGATCAAATCCCACCGGGATGATTACCGGCTGGCGTCCGTGATTCATGCCGAGTACCCCGCTGCATCCGGGAACATGTTCGGGTGCTCCGCAGCGTCACAGGACAACTGGAGCAAGTTGGCGACCTTGGACGGGCAAGGGGGCGTCACATACCCGTACACCGTGACGACGTATGACGAGCGGGGCAGCTACGCCTTGATCGACACGGCAGACCGGCAAGCCGCTACTTTGGCTATCGCAACCGCAGTAGAGACTGAGAGGGCTTCGGCCTCCTCGTACATCTCAGCGGTCCTTGCGTCCACAGGTGTCGATGCAGCGAAAGCGGCGTCAGCGCCTTACTTGGAGTCTTAAATGGTGAACTACATCTCAGCGTGGCGGACGCCTCAAGAAATCGCTGATCTCCTCGGCACGCAAGCAGCGCCCGTAACACTGGGTGCTGCCTACACCGCTCCCAACTCGTCCGCCACATACGAGCTACAAGGGCATAAGTACGGGATGTACTATGTTTTCGTCACCGCTGTCGGTGGCGCGGCGCGGATTGACGTTCAGTTTGAGACGACTGAGGATGACGGCCTCGGAGCCTTTGCGACTTGGAGTCCTCTCCAAACGGAGGGTGTGACTTCTGGGGTGTCCACTCAAAGTGACTACGAGATTCAGAAAGCCATCACAACCACAGGGCTGATTGCTTTCTCCATCCCCGTCCGGGGGTTCCGATACTGGAGGATCCGGCTTAAAGCGGACGCAGGTACTCCCCAAGTCTATGTTCGCTATTCTGCATCAGGAGGACCAATCTAATGGCAACCACGATGACCGTATATGTCCGCGCTTGGAGAAAGGCATGAGTATCCTAGGTATGAACGGCTTTGAAAGCTACGAGTTCACAAGCGGAACCACTGGGGCCAGGGAGGACGCGGCGGATCTCATGGAGAGGTTCCTTGTCCTCAGCGGGGACTTCGATCGCTCCGCAACTGTGCCACCGGGCAGCCCTTCCCTGTGGGCGCTGGCTCCGGGAGTCCAGGACATTGTATCGCTCCCCTGGTGGGACGATTCCACTACGCCGATAACCCGCAACGAACCTTCCGATGCGGGCGGTGCATTCTGGTTTCACGGACAAGCTAGACTGACGTCGAATAGCACTAATAATGACGGAACGATATGGGGTATCAGCAGCGACGATGCCGAATATATCGCACTATCGTGGGAGAACAGCACATCGAATGTCACTCTGCGGATAGCTGGCGTTGTAAGGGCTACGTCGTCCTATGCTTCCGGCATTGTGGCCTATACCCGCTACATGGTCGAAGTGTCCGGTTTCGACACAGGGGACACGGTGAACGTGTACGTCAATGGCGACCTTGTAACCCCGATTATAACCTATTCCCTGATCGCAGGGGACGCCTTCTCTCTCGCGGCGGTAGGCACCGGGAAGGCGAACGGGTTTTACGTCATCGGACGGAACGGCCCTCTCCTCGACGACCTGTGGGCGATGGACCACCTCGACGGCGTGGGCGCGACTGATCCCTCGCTCTACCGCGACTCGGGCATTCGCGGACAGGTGGCAACAGGCGACGGCACGCCTACAAACTGGACGCCATCGACAGGCGGCACGACATTCGATGACATTGATCTGATCACTGACGCTGATTTTATCTCCACGGGCGCGGCAGGGACCGTCTCGGAGGTATCGAAAGGCGCTGTCGCTGGCAGCGCAGAGCGCATCGGAGCGGTCAAGGTGTATGCCAATGTCACGCAGTCGGACGTTACAGCGGGAACCAAGATCGGCCTGGGCTTCGACGACGGAGTAGCGCCAGTGCAGAAGGACAGCTTGGTTCCTGCGGCGGGCTATGTGACCAATGTGTATGACGTGGCACCGGGCGCGGTTGATTGGACCCCGGCTATCTACGATGCCTCGGACATCAAGATCATCTCGGTCGCATAGGGGTAGAGCTTGGCTACCGACGTACACAGCGTATTCATCGAGACGCTTGAAGCTCCGCTTCCAGTGGGTACCGCTGTCAACAGCGTAGTCATTGAGACACTCGAAGCCCCGCTTCCGGTGGGTACCGTTGTCAACAGCGTAGTCATCGAGACACTCGAAGCCCCGCTTCCGGTAGGTACCGTTGTCAACAGCGTAGTCATTGAGACGCTGGAAGCTCCCCCCGGCCCCACAAATGCCGTTGCAGTCATCGCGGGAAACATCGTTGGGACAGCAGGCACTCCCGCCAGCTTTGATGGATCTGGTTCCACGGCGACAGCGTTGGTGTGGAACTGGAGTGCGGTGCCTGGTGGGTCCGCCCTCGTAGACACGCCTCTAGCTTTCCCTGACAGCGGAGGGGCTAGTCCCTTCGACATGACGAACAACGCTGTGCTGTACCATCTGAACGGCAACGCGAATGACACGTCGGGGAACGGGCTAAATGGCACGGAGGTTGGCGCTCCGACCTACGCAGCAGGGCAGATCGGTCAGGCCATTAGCCTCGACGGAACAACAGGCCAATATGCCTCTGTCGCCAATGATCCAGCGATCACCATCACAGGATCCATGTCGATCTCGGCGTGGGTGAACATGGAGTTAACTGGCGATGGTTTCCAGCGCATCGCGGCTAAGGCCACCGGAGGTAGCGGCGCTGGCGGTTACGCTCTCTACGTCAACACGAACGGGCAGCCTCGGGTGGCCTTCGGAGGCACCCAGACGACTGGCGCGGCTACAGGATTGATCACGGCAAGCACTTGGCACCACGTTGTCGGCACATGGGATGGAACCTCGGCCAGAGTCTATGTGGACGGGGCGGTGGTGGACACTCAAGCCGCTGGTTCTGGGCCTGGAAGTTCCACGGCAGACCTACACATTGGTGCCGACCCTTCTTTCCCCGGCTTGCGGGACTTCAAGGGCCTACTCGATGAGGTGGCAATCTGGAGTCGCGCATTGTCAGATGCAGAGGTCAAGGCTGCGTATGAGATCGGAAGCGGAGCAGTAGACGGCGGAGACCTCGGCACGTTCACAGGCGACGTGGCCGGGACATACACGATCCAGTTGGCTGCGTACCAAGACTCCTTTGGGGGTTTCACCAGCGACACGACCACAGCCGATGCAGTCATCAGCGCGGCCCCGACGCCCGGTGCCGGGCGTGAGTATTTCAGCGGTACGGCTCTTTTTCAGCTTGATTTGATCGGTGTGTTCCTGCCTTCCCTTACGGCCTATGATCCCGCCGAGGACGAGTGACGCGGTATCCACTCTATCTCTCGGTAAGGTGAAGCATAAGGAGCTTGCTTGCCCGTCTACCTTCCCGGACTGACCTTTGGTGGCCTTGGCTACGGAGGGGCCTCATACGGCTATTCCCCGTATGGGTCGGGCGTTTCCCCTCGTCTGCCCGTACCCGTCGAAGGTGGCTATGGTGGTGCTCCTTATGGATACGCCTCTTACGGGTCCGTGGACATCACCCCTCCCCAAGCCACAGGGGCCAACGCTCTTGACGGGTATCGGGTCGAAGTTTTCTTCTCCGAGGCGATGGCTGACGACGCGGGCCTCATAAATCCGGCCTCTTATGCTTTCGCAACCACCTATGGCGTTTCAATCTCGACGGTCTCGGTGGCGAGGGGCACAGCCTCCGGGTTGGGCTACTCCTCTGTCATCGTCACTCACACGGGATCAACACTCGGAGGTCAACACACGCTGACGATCACCGGTCTGACGGACGTAGCAGGCAATCCGATTGGACCCCCTCCTGCGAATATGGTGGTGTTTTACGCTTTAGGAGACACGGCGACGGCGACGGCCAGCCTCCCCTTGCCTGACGACGGGCGATCAGTCCAACTCGACTTCCAAAACAGCCTTGGGGGTGCCCAGGCCATGCTCCCCGAAGCTGATTTCTCACCGGGGGTGGACAGTCTTACCTCCTATGTGATCAGCACGACGTATCCAGTAGCCCCCGTCATTGGGTCGGCTACACAAGAACTGGCCCTGCCTTCTCGGGTAGACCTCGACGTACATCCGATGACGAGTGCGGTCTACGACTTGACACTAGGGCCGTCGCTTGCGTTCGACTACAGCGGTGTTCTCCTTCCCGACGATGATCCCACGCTGACAGGTGTGGTGGTGGGCACGGGAACCAGTGTAGCGACGATGAGCGACGGACTCCTGCTCACCAAAGCGGTGGGGGTTCAGTACGGGTGGTCGTTTGGAGACACCACGGGCCGGATGATCCCCGGCACCACTTACCGGATGGATTTTAAGTTTGATCTGACCGGAACCTCCATCGTACCGGCTGTGTTTAACAGCACGTTGGCCACGATGTCCGTGTCAGACGGAGCGATCCAAGTTGACTTGACGCTCTCTGATTCCGCTGGGATCAAGACCATCACCATCACCTCGGGTGCCTACTCTGCGACGGTCCTGGCCGCATGGGACACGCTGGGAGAGCACACAGTCTCTCTGGCTCGCAACCAGAAGGGAGTGTTCTACACGGTTCTGTTCGACGGGGAACCGTTGAACACGTTCGCGGTCGCCAGTGCAACCGGTGCGGCTGTTTTCGGCCCCGGTGCGGCGTTTGTTCTCGGCACCGCACACACGGTCAGCGTGTTCAAGCTGAAAGAGATCAAGAACACCGCTTCCTCAACGCTGTTTACGAGCGCCTGGAACTTCATTCACGGACTCACCGCTCCCTTTACGGGATCAGCGGTCCTGACTCGGGACAAGATCGTTACCCGCTATGGACCTCTGGTGCGCGGGTGGGGAGACAACACCCCGGCCACGAAAGAAGACGTGGAAGTCCGACTAGACGGCGGGGCCATTGATCTCGCTGGAGTGAACCCCTACATCGGAGAAATCTACCCCGCCATTCCGATCCCTCTTGCCGTAGCGGGAACCATCACGGTCGATGTGGACTACATCTGGTTTATGAATCCCGCGATGGAGTTGGTGGGCCTGAACACACAGGGGTTGACGCTCAACACATGGGATCGAAGCCAAGGCCACACCGCTGGGGTTCCGTCTCCGCTGCCTGACGGAGCCACAGGGACAGTCAAGACCAACCGTTTCCCGATGGGTGTGGCTCTCGGACCTTATCGCCGTGAATCCCCCAAGCAGATCGGACACAAGTACATCGGCTGGCAGAAGGGCGGTTACTCTGCACTCCTCAATCAGCCAACGACCTTACTTCTCAATCAGAACCCCCATGCAATCGGCGTAGGCGGGCTGAGTGCGGATGCTCTGCGTGCAAGTGGGGTCTTTAACGGCCAAACCACGCCCCCCAATGCTGAAACTCCGTGGACCCTCGACGGTGTAGACGACGGCAACGTGGTTGGCGACGGCACCTATCGGGTCATTGATGCTTCCACGGGGCCTTACGGGGTGGGCACGGCAGCCATCTACAAGCGTGACCTGGACCTGTCGCTCGACATTCAGGTCACAGACATCTCCCGGTTCCGGGTGGAGTCGTACACCGCAGACGGTGTGTACACGGGGGTTGGCTTCGGCTTCCATGACGGAGCGCATCTTGTAGTAGTCGGTGCGCTTCTCGTAGACGGCGTGCAGCACGTCGGTGTTCTCCTCGACGGCACCAAGACCCACTTGGAGGAAGGCTGGCAGATCGGCCCTTCTGTAGCGGGCACGGCCACCTCGACGACGACCATCACAGTGGCTTTTTCGGACCTGCCTTCAGGCATCGAGCCGGGGGGTCGCTTCCGTATCGCTGTCGGACCTCAAGCGGGCGTCTACACAATCGAAACGTGTGGCCTCTCTCTCACGGAGGATGGCACCGAAGTCGGAATCACATTCTCACCCGCGCTGCCAACGGACCCGGCCACCTTTGGAGCGGGGGCAGTCACGCTTCTCTTTGAGACACTGTGGAATGTAGGCTTGATCTCGTTCCGGGTCTACTCCAGCTTCCCCACAGGATCGGCAGCGGTCTACTTGGGTGGCAGCATTTCAGGGCTGGTCGCGGATCTTGCGGAGGTCGCCCCGTACCCGGCGCAAACGGCGCTGCTTCTCCCAGCCACCGAGAAGGGCGTCATGTTCTGGGGCAGCTTGTCCCGGCGTGCCCAATCCACCTCGGTCTGGGATCTGACGCAGTACCTTGCAGACCCAGTTCAGATCACGAACACGGTGCAGGGCGTCACGGCGTTGACCGAGATGAACACGCTGCCAGAGGACGACCCGAACGATCCTTGGTATCGAGTCGGCAACTTCGGCACCTCGCAGGTGGACATCACAGGGGATCAGCTACTCCTCAAGGCCACTTCGGGTGATTCCACCATCCCGGTTGAGTTCACATATGAACGAGTAGAGCCGTACCTGACGCCAAAGGTCCGCACGGACGCTGAGGCCACTTTGCTTGTGGAGTCAGGGATCCTCGGAGCGGGCAACGCTTCGTACCGCTTGCGGGACACGACCCGTCAATCGTTATTGACGACGCTTCATTACGTTGCGAACACCACCCAACGTCAGTTGATCCCGACGCGCCCCAATGTGTCGCTGTCAGGCTTGCAGTCGCCAGTGGGTGCGGGGTGGACCGCGAACCCAGGCAACACCACAGCCGCTCCCTTTGTACGCGGGCAAACGCTGGAACTGTCCAAGACATCCACACAGACCGCCCAATGGAGTCAAAACGCTGATTTCGGCACGTTGGTGGATGACGAGGGCCTGATTCTGGAGTCTCGCTTCTCGGTACAGTCGCACACCAATGGAACGCGAGGCATCGGCATTGCCATTGGTGGCTCTTGTGCCTTGGCTTCTACGGGCTTCCGTCGCATCGTCTACCTGACTCTAGGCACCGGGACCGTTGATTTACGAGACAGTGCCTACGCAGTGGTGCAGTCCTTTGCTTTCGCATGGGACGATGGTGGGTTTCATGCCTACCGTCTGCTCTGTGATCCCGTTGCCGACATCGTGGTGCTCGTCATTGATGACGCCATCGTTGGATCCACCCCGTTTGCAGGCTTCGCTCCCGACGCGACGACGACCTACCTCACGGCGGCTCTTGAGTTGACGGGAGACGGAGCGTGTGCGGTCACGCTGGATTCCATGAGTGCGACTCCGTTGCGGGTTGTTGCTCGGATAATCGGAGGCATCCCTCAAGTCATTGATCGGACCTTTGGTGTTTACCTGCGCCGCACGCCCACGGGCGGTGATCCTAGCGTTGATGACATCAACTCATACCGAATCCCTCGGCTAGATGGCACGAACGCACTCAACTCCAGCCTGTTCGCCACTGCGGTGCCTATGGACTGGACGGCCTTTTGCCGTGTGCGAATGTACCTCGACCCCAACTGGGGGCTGTCCGTTTACCGGCCCGATCTCCCGCTGCCTCCGGGCGCTCCTGGCACGGCGCTCCCCTCGGAGACAACGGACCCGGCAGCGGCGTGGATCAATGTCGAGTACGGGGATCTCCCTGCCTACGAGAGCCGACGGGGTTCCGTTGCCTTTGGCGCACTCGACTCTCGGGCGATTTCTCAAACCCGGTGGGACTCGGTTCGGTATCGGATCAGAGGGGCACCGGACGGCTTCGGCCTCGCTCCGCAGAACATGGTCCTCAACCGGGCCTTCACGCTGTCCAGTGGTGAGTACAACCTAGACACAACGCCTGAAGTAGCGACCATCACTTCGCGCACACCTTATCTGGTGTACGTCCCTGACTCCGCGATCTTCGCTGACCGGGTGTTCGTGGTGCAGGTGGACGGAGCCGTGGTTTCGCCGTTGCTCTACAGCTTCGACAAGATCACGCAGGATCTCAAATTCGACGTGTCCTCCCCGTTGCCTTCGGATCAGCATCCGGTCACGGTCACGTTTGCGGTCGGGAAGCCCGTCACACAGGAGTACCTGTGCAATCAGCCGCTTGAGGAGACGGTCACTGTTCTCAACGAGGGCACACCACCCATCCCCTCGGACTTGGGCCAGCCTGCCGAACGCACCGTCGTAGCAGGCAGTAAGATCAATGACCCGAACGATGTGTTGGACGATGCAGAGTCATTGGTCCTCAACGATCCCCTTCGGGTCGTCACCTTCACGGATGACGAGGACTCCCTCTACGCGGACCTTCAGTTCTGTGAGACAGAGGACGGCGACAGCGTTCACATCACCACGATTTGCGACGGCCCCGGACCCGGCCAAGGTCTTGCCGCGCTTGAGATCGACGGTCACTTCACGACGGATGTACACACTGTTGCTGGAGGCCCCGCTGGACCGTGGCGAGGATCCCCTACCATCAAGGGATCCGCGAGCCACTTCAACCAATCCAAGATCCTGACAGCCAGCGGCGGCTTCATTCTTGGAGGCAATCTCGGCCCAGGCACCGCAATTCTGTACCCGAACCAACGTGGACCGTCTGGCGAAGTGCCCGAAGGTGGCATGGGTATCAACCAGGACTTCGCTTTCCGGTTGGATGACGTGACTCCACGGGCAGACACGTTCGACATTCAGAGTGTGTTGTCCGACAACGTGCCTCCGACCTCTGCGGATCCTACCGTCGATCCGAACCCGGACGCGGCTGCTACGATCAACGGCAACGGAGGCGCGGCATACGAGTTGGTGGACTACGCAGCGGTCACGGCTTCACGGTTGGGTCCGTGGGGTGGTCTGACGGCCCTGCAAGCCCATTCATTGTTGGCGGGAGGCAGTCAGTTGGACGGCACCGAGTTCATCTTGGAAGGCGGACAGCAGATCGTGGCTCCCACCGTAACGACCGGGTTCATTCGGGCTGCGAACTGATGACGTTAGTGCGCCTATAGCCCCGATAAGGCACGGAGCCTGCCATGCTGATCCCTTTTCCTCTCATCACAAGCCGTCCCGAAATCTGGGTTTTCGGTGAACATGGGTTCGACGAGTCAATTACCGACTGCGACTCGGACACCTTCTGGAGCCAGATATGAGCATCGACATCAAACGCCTACGTCGTATTCTGGCCCAAGAGGGTCTGACCAAGACCGCTGGTAGCGGTGATCTCAACGCGAAGTACCTCGCCAGCATCCCCGCTCCGATGAAGGCCAAGATCCTCAAGGCTGTGGCGAATCACTACGGTGTGTCCATCAGCGAGATCGAGGAGGAAGTGACGGACAAGGACGCAGAAGCCCTGTACGAGTACATTCCAACCCGCAGCATGGCGGTGCAGGTGCTCCGCGACATGAAGGGGAAGCGGTTCGCCTCTTACGACAGCGACCCCGGCGATGTCTATGCCAGCGCCTACGAGTCTGCGGAGGAAGCCCTATCGGATATGGAGACCGCCCTGGAATCAAGTGGTTGGCGAACACAGTCGAAAGATCCCGAGTTTGAGGACGGGAATCGGTTCTTTGGGGAGATCAAAGGCCAAAAGGGTCGAGACAAGATCACCGTGGAGGTAGTGACCTATCTGGAAGAAGACCGGAACGGTGACCTTGCCGACAGGGTTCAATACTTCTACGCTCTGTGGAACGCGAAGTGGTGGGACTACCAGAACGCTGACGATCAAGAGTTCGAGGACGAACACAACCCCAAAAAGATGGCGAAAGAAATGGCCTTGGAAATCACTCGCATCCACGCTCGGGACGGGTCGGGCTGATCTCGTTCGTTAGCGTGCCTATCGCCCTGTGAGAGTACACGGGATGACGTACTCAACCCCCAAGACATTCTGGAGTCTCTTATGAACATGGCCAAACGCCTACGTCGCATTCTCGCCCAAGAGGGGCTAACCAAGACCGCCGCTGGCAAGCCCTACATGCCGGAAGTCACTCGACAGAAGTACCGTGAGGGCGAAGCCTTCATGGCGTACTACATTGATCAAGCCAAGAACCACTCCAAGTTCTACGAGATGGCAGTTGTCCCTGACCGCATGGGCACCCACACGCTGAAGAAGCTGTGGGGAGCGATGGGTCAAGGACGGCAGCAGAGCAAGAACCAAGATGGCCTCGACTATGATCAGGCGCTCCGACTGCTTGCGAAGCACGGCCAATCCAAGCTCCGCAAGGGCTACAAAGACGCATTCAAGACCCAGCCGGTCGGTCAGTACCCGGTCGGCCTGGACCGTGAAGTTGGTTTCGGTTGGGGCACGCAAGAAATCGTTGGGTGTGTGCCCGCGCTGCGGGACATGGCCACCCTGATCGACACCGCATTGGCTGAGATTCGTGCTGATGATGCACCGGACCTCCTCTTGGCTCTGGAAGGTATGGCCGCGTTGCTGTCTGACTTCCCCAGTAGCGACATGAGCAAGCAGGTCGCTACTCGTCTGCGGGCACCCCTTGCGCGCATGAAGAAGAACCCTCGGTTCATTGACGATCCCAGCCGGACGCAAAAGGAACTGAAGACGCTCAAAAACTACATCGACCGTCAGACCAAAGAGTGCAATATCTGATCTCGTAGGAATCCACGAGCCAGAACGACAAAAGCGCCCCCGCCGACCCGAAGGTCAGTGGGGGCGTTTTTCGATCAATCGAGGTTGCGGGCGGTCTCGATGGCACGGTCGTTGGCGTCCATGCAGGCGACGTGCTCCAGACCCGATAGGTCGGACCGAAGGTTACGCTCGGCGTAGAAGTCCTCGATCTCGATGCCGAAGTCGAGACGGCTACTGGCGTTGCCGTCAGCCGTGGCGCTTTCCTGAAGCACCGGGATGACGAGGTTCGTGACCACGGACCCATCGGGGCGAGTCAGTGTCACTGTGTAGTCGAGGTGGGTGGGGGCCATAGCATTACTCCTGTTGAAGGTTGAGTGTGGGGTCTATCGACCAGTCTCGTCCACGCCAGCTTCCACAAACGAGCGGGCGAGGAGTTGTTCCGTCTCGGTGAGGTAGGCTTCGTTGCCGTCCTCATTGAGAATGTGGGTGAAGAACCACTGACCGCCGCGTTTGGCGAAGGACACGGTAATGTCGATGACGCCCTCTAGTGTGCTGCGCTGAATGGTCACGGTTGCGGAGGGTTCGTACCCCGGAGGGTTGACATAGAAAGTTGCGTTGCTCATGCGTAGTCTCCAAAGCCACAGCCAGCGGCTACTTCTTCATAGGTGAAAGGCACTTCCTGAGCCTTCAGGTCCGACTTGCGGACCAACAGGGTCAGATCGCGGTGGTGGTACTCAAACTTCCCCTCAACCTCACAGTAGCCCGAGAGGTCTTCGTGATGGTGGCCGACCCCTTCCCACTCGGAAGGGTCTTCGACACCGGCAACGGCAAGCCGCATGAACGCACCCTCCGCGTGAAGGCCGTCCGCTGGGTACTCCGCTGCGATCCGTAGATCAAGGGTGTCAACCACTCGGCAATCGAGGCCACGCACGGACACCTCTGTGTCCAGGGTAAACTCGTGCCCGCCGATGGTGATGATGTCGTTCATGTTGATGCCTCCTACTTGTAGACAGCGGTAGAGGGGTTCAGTGAAACCCCTTGATCGAAACTTTTAAGAAGGGGTTTCACTTAGGGGTTGAAACGCTGTCTACAAGTAGGAGGAGATTTACCATGACACCCACACCCACCACTGAAGACGAAGCCCGTGCGCTCTTACTAACGGTGGAGCGGGGGTGCGAGGTCGTCGTAATACGAGGTCGCAAAGTGCCACTCGGCACTCGCGGCACTTTGCGGTGGCAGGGCGATGGACAGTATGGTGCTCGCGCTGGCCTCTCGGTGGAGGGATCAACAGAGTTGACCTACACCGCTCTCAAGAACATTGAGGGCGTGTGGCCGGGTATTCCTCCCGGAGATGACCCGGAGGAAGGGTGGCTTGCTCTCTGGCACCGGCAGCAGGCACAACGGGTCTTGCCTCAAAAGGGGCATTTTGTCCGACACCTGACCAACGGCACGGAGGGCAGGGTCTTTTGGGCCGAGGGCACTCGCCTTGGCTATGGGGAGCAAGTGCTTATGCGCCCACGGGGCACGCCACCAGGGCCAGACGGGGGGAAAAAGGGCCTGTGGGCGTGTGCCAATGAAGTCACCTATTGCACGCCGGGGGCTGGTGGCCCCTTCAGCGTCTATGTTCCGCAAGTGGTTGCGGTTCCTGCGCTGGCCATGACACCCCCCACTTTCGTGGATGATCGTCGTGCCGATGTTCCGGCAGCGGGAGTGTCACACTTGCCCGAACCCTTTAGCAATATCCGAGAGGTGGTCTACCTCCCAGAGCAGAACGTCTACAAAGCGTTGGACGCAGACGGCAGGCTCATCGCGCATCTGCCACGTTCTACTTACATGGAGATCGCCAATCTGGTTTCTGGTCGGTAGCCTCCCTATCGCCCCACGGTAGTCGGAGGTTCCACACATGGGATGCGCTTGTCGGAAAAAAGCAGGGGCGAAAATGACCTCACCACAGACCAAGAAATCTGCCTCCCAGATCAAGGTAGGTCGTGCGGTTCCTCGTGTGCCTGTAACCAAGCGTCTCCTTCAAGGGACTCGGGTGCGCCAATGAAGCGGACCTTCTACCGGGTATCGTGCCCCTCGACGGAGATGTAGGCGATGGCGATCCATGATAAGTATTTTCCTGGTTCAACCGTCTCTCGATACCTCCCCCCAGGGGAGCATTCGTGGGACGAGGCCGTTTATCAGAGCGGGAAGCCCGTTCTGGACGCTGAACTCAACCTCTCGCAAGAGGTTGGGCGTGAGATCAAGCGTCTGGTCCAGAACAATGAGACACCCTCTGGATTTCTTCGGGGGCCGTCACCGATCAACGTGTTGGCTGACTACGCCTTCCCGGCTGTAGGTGCGCCTTCGTTTGTGGCAAACGCCTTCTACATGCGGAAGCGCACGGCCCTTGTGGCGAACATGCCAGTCGTGGTCGAGTATTCCAACACCTCAATCACAGGGCAGAGCTTAATCCAGTTGGATTCCGCTCCGGTCAACGGCGGCACCCCTCCTGACGTGAAGCGCACTGACTTCGTGTTTCTTGAGGTGTTCCGAGCGCAGGTAAGCAGTTCCCCTCATGCCAGCGGCACGATTACAGTCCTCGCTTTCCCTACCACGGGAGCTTTTAACATCGGCGGTACGCCTCTGACCCCCGCAGGTGGGGTACGCACGTCTGGCTTCGACGACTACGACAACACATTGGGTTCCGTTGCCGCTATCGCTGCGGACATTCGGGACGCGGTGAACGATCCAGCCAACAGCTTTGCTGTAGCGGTGACGGCAGCCATCGACATTTCAATGGCAGGGCAGGTCAACCTGATCGCCACTGACGCCTTTGCCGGGGCCGCTGGCAACGCCATCACCTTCACCACCACCGTTCCGGCAGACTTCGCACTCAGCCCGCTGGGTGGGTTTCTCACAGGGGGCGTGGACACTCCAAACAAGCCTTCGCAGGCGACGATCTACCGACAAGGTAATGTCGATGCACCTCCCGCCGTCAACCTTGTAGACGACATCGCTGATCCCACCATCGGTACGGAAAGCACCAAGCGTGTGCAGGTGCAGTACCGTATCCGGCGTACCGGCCAAGCTGATGCGGTCAACTTCAAGACCGAAAACGGCTTCTCCAACGGTGAGGTTGAGGCGCAAGGTACGCAGACCCTCCCGGTGTCGCAGTACCGCTTCGTTCCAGCAGACGGCACCACAGTCGAGGGCTACATCTTAGTCACGGGCGTTGGCGTCATCGCTCCCGGTGATCTCATCACCGTGGACGGGATCGTTCTCACAGCGGTCGCAGGTGCTCCGGTTGGAGCGCAGTTCGATGTGTCCTCTGGTGTTCCGGCGACCATCGCAGTCAGCATCACGGCAGCCATCACAGGCAACGTAGCGACGGCCAACGCTACGACGTTCGGTGACTACTCCCAGGTGGTCCCGGCCACGGCAGGGAACAACGTCACCATCACTACGACGCTGACGACAGCGACCTCGGTAAGCACCGCAGTCAACTCGGCTGTGTCCTACGACACGCTGGACAACGGCCTCTTCATCGCAGGTGACGGCACTCAACAGGCGGCTACCGCTCTAGGCACTGTGGACGGCTTCGTGTATGCCATTCCCATCGCCT